ATGATGAATTTTCTTTTAAGAATATGGAAAGATCCAGTCTGGAGTAAGGTCATAGCCACCTGCATCGTTGCCGGTGCGATTTGGCTTTGGAGTACCCTTAATACCTCTTCTTTTATAAATACGCTCTTCTTTCTAAATACAACCTATCCAACCCCATTGTGGCTCCTAATTCTTCTAGGCGTATGTACTGTCGTATTAATTTTTCGACTAATAAGCAAAAAAAAGAAAGTTACTATAGTTCCTACCCCTCTTGTTTCTAACACTTCTGATATTTTTGCCATCTTAGACCATTGGTGGCCTAAAGCTGAAGGCCAAAATCCATCAGATGTAGCTGTAGTTTTTAGTGATCTTGAAAAAGAACTTAACCTTAAAACAGGAAGCGTTCAAATTTCAATTGAAGCTGTAGCTATAGCCAACTGCTACAAAAAGAGGTTTATTGGTAACAATAATGCAACATTTGAGTATGACTTCGACAAAGCTTTTTCCTCAAATGTAATCACATATTAATCATCAATAATCTACTAAACAGACACGCATGACTGAATTTGAATGTCTTTATTCGTAAGCAAGCGGGGAAGTATTACAAACACGTTCCCCTCTACTCCCTTGCTTTTAAGGCAATGCCAATCTAGTTGTATACAACTGCTTAATCATGGGTGGCTATTTAAAATAATGACAAATTAGCGGGTCGGCTCAACCAGCTTACCCACTCTATTTCGCACGTAAGCACTAGTCATATTTTGCGTGGTATGGGCGAGCAAATCTTGCGCGGCGCTCATACCGGAATCCATTTCTTTTTCTGTTCCAGCTTTAGCGCGAAGGTCGCGAAATTGCCAAGTTTGGCCACTCAATTCACGCGCACGATCAAATTTATGGCGTAGCATTGATTCAGTAAGCGGCTTGCCATCGTCATCAATTAATAGCTTTAAACTACGCGCTTTATAAGCCTTTTTGCGCTCCATGATTCGTGCAATCACTTCTGCCAACTGCCCGATTACTGAAATACGAAGTTTGGCACCCGTTTTATTTTGCTTGACCCACAACACACCATCTTTCACGTCCGTTTCGGACATCTTTAGAACATCAGCTGGGCGCTGGCCAGTCAGCCATGCCAAATCCATTGCATCACGCAACACCACATCCGCTTGCTGATGAACTGCTTCATAAGCGGCGTCATCAACATACACATCACGGGCGCGTTCACGATAGCCTGCAATTCCTTGGCATGGATTCGGCTTATTGGTATAGCCCCATGAGCGTGCATAATTCCAGATATGCGAGAACAATGCTTTTTCACGATTGGCACGCACTCGGCCATCCCCTGCCGAATCTTCTTTGCCAGCCTTTTTTAATCGTTCTTTCGTCTCGGCAACACGCCAATCAAGGAACTGCCGAATATTAAGCGGCTCAATTTGATCCAGTGGCGCAGGTGGATCATCAAAAAATGCCAGTAATTTTTCGAGCTGCGTTAAATTGTCTTTTTGAGTTCTCGGCGCTTTTTCTGGCAGAACATCGCGAATATAGCGTTCAGCCGCATGCCGAAATGTAATCACTATGACTTCGGTGCGCTCAGCCTGCTCCAGCTCCGCCCATTTCAGAACAGCCGTCACATAGTCATTGCCCAGCGGAACTTCACGGCGCGGCTTTCCGCCTGCATCGTAGTAATACCAAACCTTTTCACCCCGATGACGCGCGCGCATTCGGGGAGGCAGGTTTTTATTTCTTGTTGGCACTCTGCCCATCGCCTCTATCTCGCCCCAGCAGAAATAACGCGCGGTGACCACGCCGCTGTTGTCGAGACCCCTGCTCCGTGTTTCGAGCCTTCAATAGCGGCACGAGTGACAACCGGCACGCCTCTGAAATTCAACCAATAAGGAATGCCAACGCTACGCAGCCATTCACTTTGCAATACTTCACGCGCTTTTCCACGCTGGCCAGTTTTGATACCTGTTAGCTGTATCAATTCTTCACGAGTTAAAAATAAACCGCTCATGCCATCACCCTTTTTGAAATCGTGTTCATATTTTCAATACACATATCGTTCTAGGCACGCCAATGTATAAATAATTGGCGGTACTTATAGCTTTGTGGCTTGTAGTAACAAAAGCACTTCGGTGCGATTGCTACTTTGGCTGTTGTTACGCATAAACTTCGGAAAAAAAGACAGCCCTGATGTACCTTGGCTATCCTTGTCTGTTGTCAGACCACCAAGCACAATCAACTCGCCATCCTCCGCTGTCACAGTTGTAGATAAGGCTCGCTTGGTCAGTGTGGGCGAGTTGTTCACGCCTGTTTCTGTCTTGGCAAAATCGCTAATTTGCTGATCGACTGTCATTTCGACCATCGCGCCACGTACAACAGGGCTAAGTGAAAGAATCACACCGGAAGACCGATATTCAATGGATTGAACTGCACCGCCACCACCTTGCGGATATGTCACAGCGCCTAAAACTGGAACGTCCTGTCCAACAGTAAGTCGAGCTTGCGCGCCTGATTTAACCCGAATTCGTGGCGTCGAAACGACCTTAAAGCGCGAATCCCCCGCCAGCGCCGACAATGCCAGGTCAAAGTTAGCCGCTTTAAAAGTGATCGAATTATTCAACGCAGCAGAATCACCACCGACTGATACTCCGAGCTTTCCACCTAGTAAATTTAGCGCCATGGAAAAAGCGGTACCTTCAGTATTGCCAGTTGTCACTTCGTAAACCACGGCTTTGACCGCAACTTCACCGCTCGCCGTATCGACCATCGGCAATAGTTTTTTTAGCTTGGCTATTTCATCCGCCGATCCTTGAAAAATCAGCGTATCGCTGTCTTGGTCTATCATTGCTGCCGCTGACGTAGGTGGCACAGGCATAGAGCCGCTCTCAATCTTTGCACCAGCAGGGGCGCGAACTGCTCTAGACGTTGTAAAGCCACCGGAAATAAACAGGGGTGTCAGAATATCCGCTAAATATGAGAGTGAACGGTACTGCGGGTGGTATACGAAAAACTCTTTGTTCACCGCTTCTTTTTCCGCCGCTGGTTTAATTTTTACGAAATCCACTCCGTTACGTGATTCGATTACGAAACCTAAGGTATCCATAAAATTGCGTAAAAATGTCCGAAGGTCGCCTTTGCTGGCATCAAATCGGAATGAAACTAAGCGATCATCCCTCAGCACGGCGGGGTCAATCACATACGGTTGTTTGAGGGCTTCGGCATATACCAAGCTGATGACTTGCGACACACTGATTTGCTGAAAGTCGAACTTAGGCGACTTTGGCAAACCCAGCATGGCCAAATCTGGAATAGCGCCTTCTGGCAATTTAGCTGCTTGCGCCATCGTGCAGACAGTCATCAGAAGGACTAATAAACTTTTTCGCGTACGCGAAAATCTCATACTCATTTTGATTGCCCCACTGGCACGCCTGCCGCTTTATCCATCGAGCCTGACCAGCGTGTAACGGCTTCGCCATCAATATGACCAACAATAGCCACTCCTTCGCCATTGAACATTGAAGGCGATTCCACTCTTATGCGGCCAGCCTGATCCGCAACAACAACCCAGCTAACATCATCAGCTTGCAACGTACCAACTACGCGCCATGAGCCTGAGAAATTCTGTCTATCTTGCTGCGGTAGAGTTTGCGTTGACGCCGACGCCACAGCCGAAGTTTTAGCCGGCGCACCTGGCACAGCTTTTGCCGCATTATTCGGATGAAAAAATCGCCATGCTCCCCAACCGCCGATACTCATCATCACCACTACGCCAACTGCATATAGCCACAGTGTTCGATTGGCCAACAGGTTTTGCCGCTTGTCGATGGCTTTTTCCGAGCCTTGGCCACCGGTGTAACTCTGATATAAGGGAAAAATCGCCGGATCATATTTCTTCTGCCGGTCGTCAATGCGTGTTTTGGCATTGAGCTTCCAACCTTCATAAATCTCAACACGGTAACGTTTGGTGAAACCCAACGACTTGTGTTTATGCATCCGAAACGTGAACTCGACTACGTTCTTGACCGAGCGATGCAAGCCCGTAATGTCTTGCGTCATCAACACCACGTCGCAGGCCACCGCCGTTTCAAGATGAACGTAGTGGCGATGCATACGGAAAAACTGCATGTGCTCATGACTGAGCTTGCCGTTATCCGTACCCCAAAAACGCCAGGCTTCATCAATTGCGACCAGATCACCGCCCAGAACCACAGATTCCAATTCTGGCTTTTCTTCATCAGGGAAAAATTGCGTCTGCAAAATACGTTCGTTTTCGATATGAATAATCCGACCCAGCTTGTCAATTTCAGCATCACGCTGATTCACTAGGTATTCATGAATCCTGTCTTCGTTAATCCCCGCCACATTGGTAACAACACGCCGACCATGCTGAACTGCGTCCAGAATGACCGATGAAACCACCTCAAATGATTTGCCAGAGCCTTGCAATCCTACGTATGCATTGATCGCCATCGTATTACCCGATTACCGGAATGCGGCGAATGATAAAACGCGTGGCATAAGCAGAAATCACCGTTGATAACCCCGTCGAAACGCTAAATAAATCGAGGAAATACCAGACAGATGTAGGAATAGCCGAGAACGCATTGGATAGCGTCGAAGCCTGTGTAGCGCCTGGATAAAGCTGGCTTTCCACCATCACATTGACGAATTCTTTCACAATGAAGAACAGTGCAAAAAAAGTCACAAATTTGACAATGACCGAGCGCAGCATGAAACCCAACATCGTGCGCAACGCTGACATTAAAATACCGAACAGAGCAGCAGGCATAACGACCTCAGGCAGAAAGAAGAATAAACAGGCCAACCAGAAGCCAAACTACAAGCATGACGGCGGCTAATTCCGAACGAAACTGTTCGGCAATCGTGCACTGAGCATCCATAACAATCGAACGGCCAAACAAATCAAAAGTAGGTTTAGGGCATTGCGATACATGCGATGGAGCCTGATAACTTCGTAACTCAGGAAAAAGCGAGGTCAATGGACTTAGAATCGTAGCCGCATCAGGGGTATCTTCTAATGTCGGATCAGGCACACCTGGATCTTCGCCAAGGTCTGGACGACCAGAGGGATTTGTTCCCGGATTCGTGCCCGGATTAGGATTTGGTATTGGATTACTGTTCGAATTTGCCGTAGGTGAAATTGGCACTCCATTAGGATCTGTCGCCGGATTCCGAGCTGGGCGCAACATATCGCCAAGTGTAGGCATAGCGTTTGGGTTGGCCGCTTGCCATGTAGCTACATCCGCAGCTGTAATCGGCTGGGTAACGCTATATGGAAGCCCTTTATAATTTGGGTCTTGAGCTGCACGCAGCCACGCTTCATTCGTAATCTCAGCCAATTGGCTAGCCGGAACGGGAATGGCTTTTTGGGCATCCGTTAAAGTAGGATAAGCATCCGTTAAATTGGTAAACGTTTGAGGGATTGGTGCATTTGCCCCTACAGTCCAATCAAATAATTGTTTCGTTTCAGTGGTAATCACTGGCATGCCGACAACTTCAACCCCCGATGCATTTTTAACCGGCGGCGGTGTAGTTGAAACTGTATAAGTTCCAAATAAATCTTGGCCTCCTCCAGAGCGAGGCAAGAAAAAAGCACCATTAAACGTTTTAACCACTCTTTGGCCAGAATATCCGTCATAGCCCCCACCATCGCTAATTCGCTTTGTATCAGCCTTCATAAAACGGGATATTTCAGCCAGAGAATATGCAATAACAACGAAATTACCATTGCTCAGCATGAAAGGTGCATCGACCCAATATTCTGCTGGTGCGGGAGGGTATGAAAGGCAGTCTCCACCATATGAACAACTGCCGCGATAAACTAGCAATCCAGATGCCACAGCCATCGCGCCAAAGCTTTCACTGGAGCCTGAACTTACTGGTGGTATATATGCAGGTTTAATTGGTGTACTTTCAGTCTGAATAACGACAGATGAGCCCGACTGATTAATACTTACTTTTTGCAACTGGTCATTCGTAAAATAATAAGCGCCTACCGCCATAACTCCAAGGCCCGCGGCAATAGTCAACCATACTGGTGCACCGGCAATCGCCAATGCTCCACCGACCACTGTGGATGCAATATTGACGGCTGTCATTTGCTTGCTGATTCCTGCCATTGTTGCGGCATAAACTGGCTCATTTGCGGCTCTTGCTAACCACACAGCATCATTCGCAGCAACTCCTTCAGCAGCAGCGATGCGATTAGCGACAATTCCAGCCACTGCTCGATTGACTACGTAATTCTCAACCGGCGCTAATACCGCATTGGCCAAAACTTGTTGCGCCAACATCGAAATCAAGCATAAGCACAGCAATGTACGTTTCCACAGTTTCATAACCCTTACACCTTCAAATTACTAATTGGAAATCCCTTTAACCACCGACCAACCGCAGGCAATACCCCAAACGAAGATAATCAAATACCAGAGCTCATTAATCGTCATGGCTATCGCCTAAATTTGCAGGCGAAATAAAGCGGGATACTTTCGAAAAAGAAAGTGTGCAAATAACGTACAAAGAAAAATACAAAAACGAAAGGGGCTTCCCAGCGTGGGTACTCCAAATAAACATGCTGGTTTTCAATGGAAAAATCTTCATACAGAAAAATCGAAATGACAGCGCCTAAAGCAAAAATTAATAAGGCGATCAGCGTAATTACTGCAATAAAAAAGTCCATTTATACCTCCAAGCCCAAAGGGGGAGACGTAAGCCTCCCCTGAAACCACCAGAACGATTAGCCGCCTTTAATCATGCGTAACACGGTTTTGGCACCCTTAATGGCGATATACACACCAGCCAGAAGGCCTGAAATTGCCAGCAATGCAGTAATGGTCGTGCTGAAATCCACCGCAGAAGTTAACGATGACAAATCAGGGGCAGTACTTGCAGCATTTGCCGCAGGAGCCATGACAGCACCTAGGCCAACCAGTACGGCAACGGCAGTAGATTTGGATTTAGCGATTACGTTTTTAAACATTTTTATCTTCCTTCAAAAAATACGGGAAAGCGCCCGCTCGCATACGTTTCAGCCTCGGCGAATCATGCCGAGCACCAATCCGATTCCATGAGAAACGAAATACAGACCTACCACTGTTGAAAATGCCAACGCCCAAATACCGGACGCATAGCCATAATCAAAAGGCGCTGTAGCCGCTTCAAAATTGTTTTGCTGTGATGGGTCGATGACATACGCCTGCACCACTTTCGTGGTTTGCCCTGCAGGGCAAGGAGTACGGGCTGGTGTGCCTGATGTGCAGACGACCACATTCACAATTTGTCCAATTGCCATGCTTTAACCATCCAGTCTGATTGCTTGAGCTGTACCTCGACTGATACCGCCTTGCTCAAACCGTGGAATAAAAATCTGATTTTCTTTAAAGGCAAAAACATCTAGTTCGCAGTGGCTCGGCGTTCCGCCGATCTGGCCGACCGTACAGTTATTGACACGAGTCCAAGGCTCGCTGTGCTCGCTGGCAGGAGAAAACTCCACAGTCCATTCATGAATCCGCGAGCGCACGAAATCACCGTCAATTCGATCAACAACACCTGTAATTTTTGATGTGCTGGCTTCGCCGTATTTATTGAGTAAATTGGTATCGCGCACGAGACCCAGCGGTAAATCACACAACTTCAAACCTGTGCCGCCAAGCACACGGACGTATTCAGCCCAATCTCCCTGATCGGCGGCGGCAGAAGCCCGTTCGAGAATGTCAGAATCAAAGGACTCTTCTTGGCGAGCGACGCGACGCAGTTCACGCCATAGCGTTACAGGTGCGACGCCAATTGGCTGAAACTGGCGAATACCCCAGATTGACGCCCACGCCTGCACACGTTCAGCAGCAGTAATGGCCTCAAAACCATCGTGGGTAACACCAATGCTTTCCCCGTCTGTTTGTTTGCCGTCGATGTTTTTTGAAATGTATTTAGCGATGTAGCCCGCGGCGCTACCGCGTTTCCAATCAATTTGAATAAACTTGATGCGGCGCTGCCATTTGATTTTTCCGCTGACGGAGTTGATCAATTCTTGCTGATCTTCTTGCGTGAAATAGCTGCGGAACAGCTCAAGCATGGCTTTGACTTGTTCTGCTTCAACGAATAAAAGAAGATGCCAGTGTGGGCAACCATCGTGATGCGGTTCGGCAATCCGAAAACCGTATGCGTTAATACCGCGCCGATGAAGTGCTGCACGTAAACGGGCATAGACTTGGGATAAATAAGCTTGCCCGTCCAATGGTGTCGCACCATTGAAATTTGGATTTGATATGGTTTTCTTTTTACCTAGTCGCTTGAACGCATGAAAACGGCTAGGGCATGTTGCAGTAATAAAAACACCAACGTGGCCGAGATCACGTGCAATACGTTCTTGTCCTGCAATACGCGTCATTAATTCGGAACGGCGAATGGCAGGATTTGAAACGCTGGTATCCGCTAGGTCTTGCAGCGAAAATGTATCGCCAGCTTCATTGGTCGCCTGCAAATTTTGCAGCAGTGTTTTGTTACGCTTCCGTTGAGCGCGGAAACGATAAACACTTTCTTCACTGGCATAAGCACCCGCTTGGATATTGACTAAACCCAAGCGAATTGCTTCGGTCTCCAATCTACGAGCGGTGCTGCGGCGTATCACACGACGCCAGTAATATTCATCCGTTAAACGCCGAAGCAATGTTTCCTCAGTCACACCTGCCTTGCCTGTCTCTGGCAAATCAGACAAAGCAACGTCATACTGCCTGGCAAATTCAAGCGCCCGAGACAGCAGTACCTTTGAATCATTGGTTAAAGGGGGGTACTTAAGTTGAGAAATAATCGCATCAGCAACTTTTTTCGCCTGATTCCGAATCTCTTCATCATTGGCCGCGAGGTTAAATTTCCCAGCAACTGATTCAATATGGTCGCGATATTCTCGAACCAAAATATTCCCAGCGGCAGCGGCTCGGGTATCACTACCTTCGGTTTTAAAAACAATGTCGTTATGCTTCCGACGAATAACGCGAGCAAATGCTGGTGGTACTTTTGCCAGGCACTTGTCTACAAACCATTTATCTTGCTGGTAATAGCGTTGACGGTATTCGACGGAAGAACGAAGTTCCACATTAAGCCCCTTGCTTCACACGGTATGGAACAAGCGGATCAGGCAGGCCAACGACTTTAGCAATGGCCTTGAGACGTACCTGATCATCTGTGTTCAATTCAATAAAATCCGGCGTGATTGAGCCGATCAGTGTTGAAACAAAAGCGCGGTCTGCCAGCAAGCGTGAAGATGGATGAGGCGCAGTAACAAACTCGATATACACCTCAGCGGCCATTTCGAGCGATTCCAGCAAGCGCGGGATTGGCATCGAGTTCATGGTTTATTCCTCGACGGCTGAATAGACGTTCACGGTCGGGCGACGGGTTACTTTTTCGCCTGTTTCTTTGTCAAGATATTGAAAACTCTTGGCGCGATAACCGCCGCAAGTTACAAGTGCTTCAATGGTCTCGCCTGCTTGTCCCAAGCGTTTTTTCGAGCGAATTTCTACAGAATTTGGCGGCGTATATTGATCGACAGCAGGGAGAGTCACTTCGGTATATGTAAAATCATCTGCACGGCGTACGGAGTGGATTCGGCCAAAAAGCAAAGCTTGATTTGGTTTGAGTGATAACTTTTGATTTTCTTGAGGTGTGCTCATTTTTGATTCCTTTACTGGTATGGGACGACATTAGAAAATTTAATTTGTAAAGTTCATCACTTCGATTTGCCGTCCGTCCTCGCTAGCTGCGGGCGGGCGGCAACTCAAAGCTGCTGAACAGTGAACAACTTGCTACTTAATTCAAAAATCACACGTTCGTTAATTTTGATAACAACAACCGGTTCGGTAACGTTCGGTGCTGGTTTCTTAACGTGGATAGGTACAAGTAAAATGCGTGTTTTTCTCAAAAATGACTCAGATGAGGTTCTTTGCAAATGGCAATACATAGACCATAATCACCTGAAGCACTCTGCACGGACAAAAAAGACATAACGAGTACCATTGGTACTCATAATTAACCAATGGTACTTATCATGTCAAGCGAAAATATTAGTGCGCGCTTTAAAACTGTGATCGACGCAACCACAAATGAAGCAAGGAAATTTAAGGAGCTTGAGGAATATTCAAATATTCAGTCAGTTAGCTGGAGAAAGGCTTACTCAGGTGGGCAGCGGCCAACAGCAGAAATGCTAGAAATTCTGAGCAGGCGTAACCCTGAATTTGCATTCTGGCTTGTCAGTGGTATTGATGACTCCGTGACCGGACATGTCAGCCCAACGAAAAATTTGCAGAATGCAACAACGACACTTTTAACTGCAAAATATCTAAAAAAAAGAATTGAAATTAATGAACTCGTGCATCAACACAATAATAAGAACGCGATCGACCACAAAGGAAATAATAAGGAATTAGTGGACAATGCGATTGATGAAACCATTGAAAAAATAATTCAATGCATTTTCAAGGAATACCCAGAGGCTGTAGGTACGATAGAAGGGAAAATGGATATTTTTGAAACAATAAATATTGACGAAAACAATATAGACTTAGTTAAAAATGAGTTAGAGACAACTTTGATTGAGTCAAACAAAAACATCGCAACAATCCTTGAAAAAAGAATTGAAACAATAAAAAATAAATAAAATGACTCTATATGCCAGCAAAGCAATACGCTTAACGGAAGACTACAACAAAGAAATACACGAAAACTTAGACCCATATCTCGAAGTTATTTTTAGTTATATATGGATACACGCAGAAAATGGAGCTTCACAATGCGAAATTCCATTGAAATTTCATGTCCTGCTCTCTTTAGAAAGTAGAGAGATTGAGTTAATTAAAAAAGAGCTTCAGCGCCTTGGCTACAAAGCCGAAAACGACCAAAACTCTTTAAAAGTCACATGGATTGAAGACAATAAGTGA